ATAAAGTTCTTCAAGACCGAAGCAAGCAGGTTAGATACACTGATTTTGAACAAATGGAGTATATGCCAGAGATAGCATCAGCACTAGATGTTTATGCAGACGAAATAACGACCTCTACTGCACTTAACCCTATTATTCAAATTGACTGTCATAATCATGAAATAAAGGAAATTATAAAAAGCCTTTTATTTGGTGTCTTGAACGTTGAGTCAAACATGTTTGGCTGGGCTCGTGGGACATGCAAATACGGTGACTACTATCTTTATATGGACATTGACGACAAACTGGGTATCACAAACGTCATTCCATTACCAGTTAGAGAGATCGAGAGAGTCGAAGGAACTGACCCAACCAACCCAAACTACATTCAGTATTTTTGGGAAAACTCTGATAATGGAAAGGGAGTTACCTTTGAGAATTGGCAAATATCGCACTTTCGTGTATTAGGAAATGACAAATATGTCCCTTATGGTACATCTGTATTAGAGCCATCTAGAAGAATTTGGAGACAACTTACGCTTCTAGAGGACGCAATGATGGCTTATCGTATCGTTCGCTCTCCTGAGCGTCGAGTTTTTTATATTGATGTGGGCAATATTGCAGCCGAAGATGTAGAGCAATATATCGACAGAGTAAAAAGCCAAATGAAAAGAAATCAAATTGTGGATGAGGATACAGGTCGAGTTGATCTTCGATACAATGCCATGAGTATCGATGAGGATTACTATATCCCTGTTCGTGGATCGAATAATAATACTCGTATCGAGCCCCTCCCAGGCGGGCAGTTCACGGGTGATATCGATGATGTGAATTATCTTAGGGATAAGCTTTTCTCTGCACTTAAGGTTCCCAAAGCTTATTTGGCGCAGTCGGATGCGATGGAAGATAAGACCACCTTGGCACAAAAAGACATTCGATTTGCTAGGACTATACAGAGATTGCAAAGAGTGGTGATTGCAGAATTAGAAAAGTTGTGCATTATTCACTTGTTTACTCTTGGTTTTAGAAATGATGATTTGTTATCATTCAAGCTATCGCTCAACAATCCTTCAAAAATTGCGGAACTTCAGGAACTAGAACATCTGCGTACTAAGTTTGACATTGCTGGTGCAGCGACTGAAGGGTATTTTTCTAAAAGATGGGTTTATCAACATATCTTTAAGTTATCCGAAGAGGAAATAGAGAGAATACAAATAGAACAATATACGGACGCAAAACAATCAGGAATAATTGAGGCTACTAAAACGTCCTCAACAGAAGCGGCTGCTATGCCGACCGATGATATTGACGCTGACGCCTCACCACTCGGGGACGACACTGATGCAGAAGCCGACTTGGAAACAGGGGCCGCCGAGGACGAATCAGAAGAGGAGGGTCCATTGTTGTCAGAGCCAGGACAAAGAGATGATTGGTATCAGCCTGTAAAAGATCCAGCTTGGAAACAAGGGGCACGGAAAAGAAGTTATTTATCCTCGGCAGGGAACAATGTTGCCTCATCGTCACATCGTAACCTATTTAAAGGGTGGTCGGGAGAACTTGGTCCTCTTTCTCGTGGAGTGGTTGGAGAAAATCTAGACTACGAAGAAAAGTTTCTATTAGATTCGCAAGTTGAAATAAAAAGACTAATAGAGCAACTGGAGAACAAGAATGAAAACGAAGCATAATAAAAAAAGAAACACTGCATTTTTATTTGAAGCTCTAACCACAGAATTGACAAAATCCTTTATCTCTCAAGATAAAAAAAGAACTGATACAATAAAAAAGATTATAAAAGAACATTTTACGAAAAAGAACGCCTTAGGTAAAGAGCTTGATTGTTACCAGTCCTTGATCAAGGAAGAGACGCTGGACTCTTACACGGCAGAGAAACTGATTCATCAAACCAGGGTTGAATATGAATCTCTTAATAAGAAACAAATCTTTCAAGAACAATCAAAAGTTATCAAGAAAATAAATCACTTCCTAGGAAAAGAGGTGTATAACAACTTTGTTCCAAATTATAAAAACTATGCAACCCTGTCGCAGATCTTTGGTGGAAACTTGCCGGTCAGAACACGAGTCTTGATGGAAAAGAAGATAATAGACAGTCTTGTTGCCGAGGAACAGGAAAAAGACCTTATGAAGCCTGTGGACTCCTTGGTTGTCAATTCCTTTGTAAAAAATTTCAACACAAAGTATAAAAATCTACTACCCGAACAAAGAGAGATCTTAGAAAGATATATAACCTCGTTTGGGGCAGATGAGCCAGAATTTAGACTTTCTTTGGCGAAAAACCTAAGATCACTCCAGGAAAAAGTAAGAACTTCGCTCAACATGCCAGAGATATCCGAAGACGAACTTATGATAGAAAACACCAAAAAGGTTTTAGAAATTATTTCAAACATTGATCCTTCTAGGATGAGCGAAAGTGAGCTTCTTAAGGTTCTAAAGATTCAAAAACTTGTTAGCGAGTATCACAACGATGACGATTAAAATAAAACTAGGGAACGCCCCAGAGAAGCCACCACAGGCTACTGTATCCCTGGAGATAAAGAAGACCTTGAATGGTAATCTTCTCATCAATGACCATGAGCATATCGATATTTTGATTAATCCTAGGGAAGCTAAAATTATAACTTTACCTAAACCTTATGTTGACCGAGATACCTTTACGTATCAAAAAGACCTTTTGTACGCTTTGTTCAAGGGCGGCATAACAGAAAGCCCAATGCCCGAAGGGGGATCTTATTTTGGAGTATTGGAATCAACTTATCCAAAAGACGCTGATGTAGATCCTTTGCAAGCTGCTTTGTTCCAAATAAGTGAATTTTTGAAAAAATCTAATCGTGCAGAAGACATACTGAACCAGTATGATAAGGATATTGAGGATAATTTTGCTGACCCTCCCGACGACAAGACAACCGCATATGGAGAGATACCTCCTTACCAAGATACTCCCGAGGGGTCACAACAAAGCTCAACATATACTTATTACGGAAATGGGTACCGTTATTAGAAAACAGATAAAATGAATCTTGTTTGGTTTATACTATGTGCCTATGGATTAACACAAATTTTGGCATATTCAAAAATTCTCAGCCCACTCCGACCTGATCATTATTTTTTTAACTGCCCCCAGTGTTTGGGATTTTGGGTTGGGGCACTTCTTATGCTCCTAAACCCATTTACAGAACTATTTACCTTTGAAGTTTCTTTGATGAATGCTTTTCTCTTAGGTTGTTTATCATCTGGAACGTCGTATGCATTATGTGTGCTGGTATCGGATGGAGGATTTCAACATGAATACCGAGTTAAGGGGAACATGGACACAAAAGTGGAGACTGAGACCAGTCGCCAGGTGTTGCAGGGGTAGCAGTATCATGCGGGTAGCGCCCGCATTGTGAGGAATTATGAACGAAAATAAATTACAAAAAATAATAACAGATGTAATCATAAAAGAGTACTATCGGGGTTTTGAGAATGATCTAAAAGATTTTGGATTTGCAAGCATCAAAGAAGCTGCAAGAGTTTTCTTCTTAAAAGATCCCGATCTTTTTTCGGTTGATAGTTTTGATCAAATTGTAGACAACTCCTCGGAATTAAGCACCTTGTCTTATGCGTTTGATTCTTGGAAAAAACAAAACCCAAACAAAGATATTGACGACCTAAAGCGTGAAGTAAAGGTTGAATTTCAAGATGAGGAAGGGTACACTGTTCCGCCCAAAGAGAAAAAAGATTCTATTAAAAAGACAAAGGATAGCCCGAAGGTCTTAGATTTGTTAGATAAAGTATTTGACGAGTTTGAAGGCATTTATAAAGGCACTAAAGACGAAAAACTAAAGCAGTCTATGGAGTACATGACACAAGTAGCTGTAGCAAATAGAAAAGACATCACAGAAGGTATAGTGAAAAAACTTATTAAAGAAAAAATTTATCATATGGATGATGTTGCTTATGACTACAAAATGTGGGCAAGACAAGCACACAAACTAGGAAAAGGTTCCACGGCACATGTAGGGCTACAAAGCGCCTGGAAAAATCCCGAGCTTTTGGACCGTTATGTAAAAAGCATGGGACTCAGCCCAGAAGAGGCGCACGACCTTAGGGCCACACTCGGATTATTGGGGGAAGAATAATAATGACTAAGAAATATGTCTTACAAGAGTTTATGAATCTAGATTACAGTGACGACCTTCTAACAGAAGAAGAGCGTCAAGGTAACAGAAGTGGAATTCATTTGGTTGTGGCGGGCAAAATCCAGGCTGCGGGCAAAAAGAACGGCAACGGTCGTATCTATCCTAAGCCAATTCTAGAACGAGAGATGAAAAACTATGAAAAGCTTGTCCGTGAAGGACGAGCCATAGGGGAACTTGATCATCCAGATAGTTCAGTAGTTGAACTCAAGAATGCTAGCCATCTTGTGACCGAAGTTTGGTGGAAGGGCGATGACGTCATGGGCAAAATGAAGATTCTTGATACCCCTGCTGGAAAGATCGCTAAACAGTTGGTAGAAGGTGGAGTACAATTAGGAATCTCAAGTCGTGGACTGGGCTCCACTCGCCAAGAGGGCAGCACTACCATGGTCGAAGATGACTTCCAGTTGTTATGCTTTGATTTGGTCTCAGAACCTAGTACAACGGGTGCTTATTTAGTAGCCGAAAATAAAGTAAAAACACATCTTACAAAAGCTGATAAAATCAATAGGGCCCTAAATGATATTCTTGGAGATGACTAATGGCTGGAGCGGGATTTGGGAGTAAAGACACCGACGGGTCCTTCGGGTTTAAGGCGACGTCCGACGGAAAAGTAAGTCTCGGCAATACCTCTGACGACGT